CCGGCCGCCATGTAATCGCTCTGGTTTGTCAGCCCCCAAAGGTGTCCAGCCTTACTGTCAGGCAATAATTCAGTCTTGAACACGTACTTATAGCGGGCTTGCTTGACGATTGATCGCGTTCTGCGCCCCATCTTGACGGCCAGGTCATCGCCATAGCTGACCATTATCATCTTGCGCTTACCGGCCCCGAGATACCATGAAGGAAAGACAACGCTGGAATATGTGGATTTTGCACTACCGGGCGGCATGAGCACCATCAACCTACCGTGGCGAGTCTCACTGACGCGCTGAAGGGCATTCAACAGCAGGATATGGTGCGCGGCTAACGGGGTTGGGACTACGTCAAATAACTCGCAGTCGAGCGTCTCATCAATTGGTGCGCCGGGGATTTCGATGTAGCGGGCATAGTCAACAAGGCTTGTGCGGGCGCGAGCACGCGCACCTAGTTCAGCCTCGTAGTACGCTAATTCTAGCTCGGAGCGCGTCATCGGACAGGTCGTTATTGTTTATCTGAATAGCCGTATCAGGGTCTTTCCCGAGCACCACATCCTTCGCATCCTTCAGTGTGGCCTGCGCCTGACGGTGTTCAAGAATGGTGGTTGCAACTGTCAGCTTCTTCGCCATCAGGCTCACGTTTTTCAGCGTGGCATTCGTGAAGAACTGGATATGCTTTGTGCGCTCGTCAACGTGTTCAGTAACTGCGTTCAGCTCCTGTTCAGAAAGCAGAGAAAGTTTTTCTTTTACAGCGACTTGAGTGTTTACAATTTCGGCATTGTCTTGGGCTATACCTTTAACCCATGAATTGATAGACGCCGGGGAAACATCGAGGGTGTCGGCTATCCACCGCTGGGATCGTCCGGACTTCCAGTGCGCTATTGCCGTTTCCTTTGTTTCCTTGGAGTTACGCTTTGCGCCCATCATCCACCTCCGCAAAGGTTCTTCCATCTGATTCAAGGGTTGCGGACTTGCCGGTGAATTCCTGCCACCGCTTTACAATCACGTCGACGTACTTTGGGTCGAGTTCCATTAGACGTGAAATACGGCCATTCTTCTCTGCTGCAATGGCGGTCGTGCCGCTCCCACCGAATAGATCAAGCACAACGTCAGCACCCTTGGTGTTGTTGAGCATTTGATACTCAAACAGCGCCACCGGCTTCATTGTTGGATGTTCGCCACTTCTGGACGGGCGGTCAAACTCCAGAATGGTGGTTTGCTTGCGGTCTGTCGCCCAAAGATGCCCCGCGCCATCTTTCCATCCATACAAGCATGGTTCATGCTTCCAGTGATAGTCCTGACGTCCCATGACAAGCGTCTGCTTTTTCCAGATCAAGCACTGGCGCACCTTCCATCCAGTATCATGCACAGCACCACGGAAGTTATATCCTTCCGAATCAGCATGCCAGATGTAAAACACGGCGCCGGGTTTCATAACAGCATCAGCAGTCACAAACGCATCACGCAGAAACTGCCGGAATTGGTCATCGCCCATATTGTCGTTTTGAATCTTGAGCGCGTCCTTCGTTTTTCCGGTGTACTTGACGTTGTATGGTGGATCTGTGATCAACTGATCGGCTAATCCCCCCCCCATCAGCGTCTCAACCGCATCGATGCTTGTCGAATCCCCGCACATTACCCGATGCTTACCGAGCAGCCAAACGTCTCCAAGCACTGAAACTGGCGTGACCGGCACCTCCGGCACGGCATCCTCATCCGTAAGTCCGGGTGGGATCTCCTCTGGGGTTAGGTCGGCAATCTCATCCAGCGAGAATCCAGTCAGCGTCAAATCATAATCCATCGCCTCCAGCTCGGCAAACTCCACGGCAAGCATGGCCTCGTCCCACCCTGCGTTGAGCGCCAGCTTATTGTCCGCGATGATATAGGCGCGTTTCTGGGCTTCGGACAGGCCGGACAGGGTGATGGTCGGCACCTCATCCATTGATAGCTTGGCAGCGGCCAGGACGCGCCCGTGACCGGCAATGATGCCGCTTTGCTCGTCTATCAGGATTGGATTGGTGAAGCCGAACTCCTTTATGCTGGCGGCGACTTGAGCGATTTGCTCTGGAGAATGTGTTCTCGCATTTTTTTCATAAGGCAACAAAGAATCAATTGCCCTGTATTCCAATTTCATGCTATTATCACTCATACGTTGATTATCAAATTATGGGTTAAAATGAATTCATGCAAATGCGGTTGCGGAACAACGATAGCACAGAATAAATTATTTGTGTCTGGCCATAACGGTAGAGGATCACGTAAGCCTCGCGTAAGTGTTGAATGCTTGCAGTGTAAAACAATTTTTTCTGGCACTGCTATATTTATGAAAACAAGGGTTTATTGCGGCAACAAATGCCGAGATGATTACAGAAAAGCACATACAGGTGCTGCTCATCCAAGTTATACCAGCTTTGAGATGCCGTGCGATATTTGCGGAAACGTTTTTACCACCCAGCCCGCAAGACTTAAACACCATCAAGTATATTGCTCTATGGCGTGTGGCAAAGAAGGAAGGCGGCGGAAAATTAGCGGCGTTGCGAGAAACATAAATCCAACTGGGAAGCAAAAAGCAAAAGTCAGGGATAATTTTTCTTGCCGAATTTGCGGGTTTGACTTGGCTATTCATGCCCATCATATTATTCATATAAAAGATGGTGGGACGAATTCCCTTGAAAATCTCATTACGCTTTGCCCAAACCATCATGCACTTGCTCACGCTGGCATGCTTGACAACGAGACTATGATACTGGCCATAAAATCCGACCAACCTACAGAAACAATTCTCCGTGTACGCGCTAAGCACGCGATAAATTATCGACAATAGCTCGTCAGAGTGCGTCCGGCTATTCCGTGCATAGGGGATTAAATCTGCGACTTGGATGTATTTTATCGCGAGCATTTTATTGGACGGCCCATAGGTAAGCATTGGAGGTTGGGTGGTTTCAGATGGGTTTCGCGTTGCCGAGGCTGGAGTGTCCCACAATTCCTATCGTTCGCCGGTGATCTGGCTGGCCTTCTTGAGGTATTCAACAAGTCTGGTAGCTGGCGAGCGCGGACTTCCTCTCTGTCTACCCCAGTCAAAGCAGAAACAACTACCAGACTTGTTGCAACTCGATCCTGGCCCGGCAGCCCTCCACCATGCGCAAGCGGGCCGGGTAAGTGGCATTGTCACCAAAATGGTGCGCAAGACCGAATTGGTTCATTTTAATGAATTACAATCAATTGTCAAGCCTCTTCCGTTTCGGCAACATCGGTCAGAATGAATCCGTCCAGCGCGGCCAAGTGTTGCGGCTCGATGCTGACCTCCCCCAGTTCGCTGATGTGCACCGGCATGAATTGAATATCGACTTCCTCGTTCATGATAGCTTCGATCTCGGCTTGGAATGCGGACACCACGGCGGTCAGGGCGGCTTGCTTTTCGTCAATGTCCCTTTGCGCTATGGCAATCAAGGAATCGTAATACTCGGCATTATCGGCATGATCGGCATGATCTGCCTTTTCTTCCTTTGTGTCGCGCAATTGGTCATTTGCGGTATTGAGCGCATCGGATTCAACCTTCCCTACCTGCCATTGTCCAGTTTGATGGTTCAGCACGCCACGCGCCATGAACAGAGCATTCTGCGCCTTCTGTGCGCGTGTGGCGACTTGATTGACTTTGCCAAGTCCTTTGCTGATTCGATAGGCAGTTTTCACCGGCAGTTTGATTGCGGCCAGAGCGGTCAAAGCGGCTTGCATGTTGAGCACGTCATTTGTTTTCATTTTGGATCCCTTGGAAGTTAAAAAGTTGCCGTCTTTCCGAGCTGTCAAGGCGGACATCTGGCCGGGAGTAAAAATAGTACATCCAGTTCCATTCCTGCGGCCCACAATAATTCGCTGGAGAAACTAGGAAAGACAGCCTTCGCTTGTGGGCGCACGGCACTGCTTACTTCAATGGTACACCTTTTTCGCGCAACAATTTTCTTTTTCGACAAGAAAAACAAATCGGCACCGTAACCTTGCCGCGCTTCATTTTGGTCATTTCGGTGGCCGGTACCTGATGGCCGTGTCCGCTGGGTGTGCCTCCGTGTAAACAGGTTGTCATTACTGTCATTTTTTCACCTCAGGCGGTTTCAATCCGTGTCTGGCCATCAGCGCTTCCTCGATCAGAGCGGCTTGGCTGGTCGGCTGGGCGCGCATCCATGCAATCAGCCACGGCGGGAGTTTGACGCTGATAGGGCGCTTCTTGGTGTCGGGGCGCGGCTTGCGACCAGCCCCTTTGCGTGCGCCGCCGATCATAATGCACCCCACTGGCTCGCCATTGCATTTGCAAACCCTTGAAATGTTCTACTGCGGATCTTCGCTCTATTTGATGATGGAGGCAGGTTGTACCATTCCGGTAAAGATTTACCGCTTTTTGTTATATGCCGCGCACCTTTGCCTACTATTTTTGTTGGCACTAACTTCGGCAGTCCTTTCAGCCATAGGCATGTTGTCTTGGTAAATTCGTCTCCGAACATCCACGGCTGAACAATCTGATCTGGCTTGCGTATCTGGCTGGATATGATGCTGACGGGATTCTCGATGCAGATGAGCTCTATAGGTGCGTCCATCAGCATACGCACAAACTCCAAAGCCTCTTGCTGTACTCCACTAGCTCGTTTCGCAGCGAAGTGTTTGGCACCACTCACAGATAGGTGAGTGCATGGCGGGTGCGCAATCATCAAATCAAATCCAGAATGATCCCGAAATGATCCTCGCAAAATATCGAATATATCACCTTGATAGTGCGGCCCCGGACTATCAGTCGGCAGCAGGTCGCAACTCATCGCGTCATGCCCGGAAGCGATAAATGCATCACGGACAATGCCTGAAAACTCGCAGGCTATAAGGACGCGCATACAATCGCCTTTGCTTCTTCGTAATCAAGCCAATCCGTGCGCGGTGTAACTGTGCTTCCGCCTTTATCGTTAAATTCGACAACAACAAAGCGAAGTTTCCCGCATTTGGCTTGGGTTGCGTAGCCTTGTTTTTTCGCTGCTTGGCTGATTTCTGCTGCTTGGGCGAAGTTCATGATCTCTACTCCTCTGTTATCCGGCATTTCCTACACCGTGAATACATAATATACCTATTCCAGATAAAAGCAAGACTTTTTTCAACTATTTTTTAACCCCAAAAATCGCTCAATTGTTTGCAGCGCAACGCCGCTTTTGACCATAGCCGGGGAAAATCTCAGGATTCGC